TATTTCTACCACTTTACACCTTTCCGTAGTTTTGTCAAGATTGTTTGTGTAAATACTGCCCTGCGGAGCGCCGAAACCGCCGAAAGGCGTTTCGGTGTATTGTAGTATAGTATTATCACTTTAGTGAAAAAGATATAATATAATAGTATAGTATCTAGGGGGTAACAGTTTTCACTATTTTCGACCCCATTCAGCTATGCAGAACTTACCTCCAGTTGTGCCATTTCTGACCTGCCAGTTTACCCGCAATTGACGCTAAGGTATTGACAAAGCGTACTCAGGGGTATATTATAAGTAAAAGAGAGGGGGGGGAAGTATGAATAATTATGCTAAATTTCTTGAAACTAAGAGGCATAAATTTAGTAGGTATGGTATGTCGGTATTGCCCGAATCGCTTAATCATCAACTATTTGACTTTCAAAAGGAGATTGTTACTTGGGCTTTAGAGAAGGGCCGGGGAGCTCTATTTGCGGATTGTGGCCTAGGCAAGACACCAATGCAATTAGAATGGGCAAACTTAATTAATAAGTCATTAGATAAACCTGTATTAATATTGGCCCCACTGGCTGTAGCTTCTCAGACAATTAGAGAAGGCGAGAAGTTCGGAATAGAAGTTACTAGAACAACTGGAGAAATATCCCCCGGAATAAACATAACTAATTATGAGAAGTTACACCTATTCAATCATAACGACTTTATTGCAGTTGTCTGTGATGAATCTAGTATACTTAAAAACTTTGATGGTGCTCGGCGTCAGGAAATCACTGAATTTATGAAGCGGTTACCTTATCGCTTGTTATGCACTGCTACTGCTGCCCCTAACGACTATATAGAACTCGGTACAAGTTCCGAGTGCTTAGGTGAAATGGGGCATACTGATATGCTAGGTAGATATTTTATAAATGACCAGAAGGTTATAAGCCCTATGCGGGGCCGGTTTGGTGCAGATAAAGGATGGCGATTCAAAGGCCATTCAGAGATGCAATTCTGGCAGTGGGTTTGTTCTTGGGCAAAGGCATTTAGAAAGCCTTCCGATTTAGGTTATGATGACCACAGTTTTATATTACCGAAACTAATCGAAAATGAGTTAGTAGTAAACCCCGTAAGTACTAAACACGGTATGTTATTTGATGTCGATGCTATCGGATTCCATGAGGAAAGAGAAGTAACAAGACGTACAATAAATGAGCGCTGTGAGATGGCAGCAGAGAAGGCCAATACAATCAATGAACCGGTTGTTATATGGTGCCATCTGAACGACGAAGCTAAATTATTAACTGAATTAATACCCGGATCGGAGCAAGTTAGTGGTAGTGATTCCGACGATAGAAAGGAGGCCAAGCTTGAAGCATTTAATGCAAGTAACTTGAGAGTATTAATAACTAAACCCAAAATAGGAGCATTCGGGCTTAATTGGCAGCACTGTCATAATATCATCTATTTTGTGTCGCATTCTTATGAGCAATACTATCAAGCTGTTAGGAGGTGCTGGCGTTTCGGGCAAAGATACCCAGTAGAGGTAGATATTATCAGGACGAGACCACAAGGAAAGGTTATGCAAAATCTAAAGAGGAAATCAATAGCTTCCGATGTAATGTTCTCTAACTTAGTTCAATATATGAACCAAGCCCAGGGAGCGAGAATAAAATCTAATATTGATAATAGAATGGAGGTCCCTAAATGGCTGACGAGCAATACATAAATGGTGAGTGCGCAATATACCAGGGCGATTGTTGCGAGATGATGCCCACCCTACCAGACGAGAGCGTGCATTTAACAATATATTCACCACCCTTTGCTGGTCTATATCATTATTCAAGCTCTGAGAGGGATTTATCTAATTGCTCTAATTATGACGAGTTCTTTGAGCATTATTCTTTCGTTGTATCCGAAATAGAGCGACTGGCAATTAAAGGACGTATGACTGCGGTACACTGCATGGATGTGCCATCCGGTAATTCTGGTCGCGATCACCTTATAGACTTCTCAGGTGATATTATCCGATTGCATGAAAAGTTAGGATTTCAATATATAGCGCGATATTGTGTCTGGAAAGAACCTCTAGCGGTTCGTAATCGGACAATGGCTAAAAAGCTGGCGCATCGGACAGTAGTGGAAGATAGCTCTCGGTGTGGCGTAGCCTCTGCCGACTATCTGCTGGTGTTTCGCAAAAAGGGAGAGAATCCAATACCTATTGAGCATCCACACGGATTACTTGATTATGCTGGGAGCCGCCAAATACCAGCAGAATTGTATCAATATAAGAACTGGCAAGGCAACCAAATAGAGAACAGATATTCTCACTGGATATGGCGGCAATATGCCTCCGCTTTCTGGGATGATGTACGTATTGAAAACGTATTACCATTCCAGCAATCAAAGGACGAGGAGGATGAAAAGCACATACACCCATTGCAATTAGATGTTATAGAACGGTGTATTACACTATGGTCTAATCCTGGCGAAACAGTGTTGACACCGTTTATGGGTGTTGGGTCGGAGGTCTATACTGCCATAAAGTTAGGCCGTAGGGGTATAGGAATAGAATTAAAACCCTCCTATTATAAACAGGCTTTAGCTAACCTTAATCACTTTAAAGAACATAAACAAGCGAATATGTTTGAGTTCGACGGGGAGGAAGTATGAAACTCATATTAATATCCGGCCCATACCGTGCTAAAACAGAGTGGGAACTTACGGAGAATATACGTCATGCAGAGGCCGCCGCTATTAAGATGTGGAAGGAAGGATGGGCGGTGATATGCCCACATAAGAACTCCGCATGGTTCGGGGGGATATGTGATGACAGTGTATGGCTCGAAGGTGATCTGGAGATGTTAAGGCGGTGTGATGCTATTTATATGCTTAACACATGGCATAGGTCAGAGGGGGCTATTTCTGAATTGAAGGTTGCCCAAAGGTTAGGGCTAGAAATAATCTACGAAAAAAAGGAGGGAAGAGATTGAGGCTCATAACGCTATGGTGCGGTAGGTGTAGAGCCTTTACCGCCCACACAAACACCGCTCATTGCCGAAGCTGTCAATTGGATGCTGGCATGAGCCGAGCGCAGATCCCAAGGAAACCTAAGAGTATTTATAGGGTCGCCAGAAGGCTTGACCCTGTAGGAAGGAGATAAATGTATTGTACCACCTGTGAAATCTCGCGGGGAATGTCTGCTAAGTTTTGTAACGCCTGTGGTACTCGGCTTGTAGGAGAAAGCCGAGAGTGTAATGAATGCGGGAAGAGGTATCACCTGGCAAACAAGGCTGACTATTGCGAGAAATGCGGGAATAGAATACGGGTTGCTGGTATACAGCTCGCCCTAAAGGAGAAAGGAGAATAATGGACATAAGAGTTGTAAGGCGAGAAGAAAAGAAGGTGGCTGAGCGGGCCTTAAGGTATTTCGGGGTTAAGCCAAACCTTGATAAGGCGATCCAGGAATCAGCGGAGCTAACGGTAGCCATATCCCAATACGATGAGCGCCGGACTGCGGGTTGCCGGAACACCCTCATTAGCGAAATGGCGGATTGCTCAGTAATGATAGATGTGCTTAAGCTAATCTTGGGATTAACTGACGAGCAGTTCCAGGCTGAGCGGGCAATTAAATATCAAGGCGTTATAGAGCGCCTAGCGATGGAGGGGGAAAGTGTCACGCCAGCTAATCCTTAAAGTAAAGAAGGCCATCTTGAAAGGAGAAGCTAATGCCTAATTGGGCTAAGAGAATGGAGGAAAGAATGGATAAATTGATCTATGTGAAGAGGATCATAGACGGACATCCTACATATCTGCCCGATAGTGCTCTGTCGATTCAAGCTAGGAAGGCTCTTATGAAGCTACCGAAGGATGTCCTCATGTACCTCTCACTGATGGTGAACCCCGATAATGAGATTCTGAGGCGTGGGCGTGGCTTATGAGACGGTATGAGGGAAGTAGAGATAACGAAGCCAGACCCGGAGAAGTTACCATAGTAGAGTTTGGAATAATGGAGAATCTACAAGGAAAGAAGCTTCTCTTGCCCGGAGAAAGCCAAAGGTTAGTAAGCCATTCGCCAGATGGCTTCAATTGGTCGTATGGCGGATCGGGACCAGCCCAGCTAGCCCTCGCCTTACTTCTGGATGCGATCAAGCATGAACAGCCTAGGCTATCGCGGATGGAGATCCAAGGCAAGGCTCTACTCTACTACCAAGAC